CAGCTGGTGGGACTGGTGCAAATACACGAGTAAAAGACAATGTGACCTACTTAGGTTATTGTGAAGAAGAAAACCTTTTTATTTGGTACTAAGGAGAAAAAAATGAGATGCACTTGTTGCAATACAGCATTAAATGATTTTGAATCGACTATGCGCCATGCTATCACTAAGCAATTTTTGGAGATGTGCGGTACTTGCTTGCGTACTGTCGATGCCTATATACCAGTACAGGTCAGGAATGACCTATTGAGTGATTCAGATACGGGTAACCTTGATTCATTGCTTGATAACCTTGATGATTTCAGCAATGACGATTGTGGCGAAGATATGGAAGACTATTGGAATGAGCGCTGATGCAATCGCCTATATAGTCTATATAGAATCAGGGCTGTGAGGTTTTAATAGTTTTTAATCACATCAAGAAACAATCAACGATAGTCTATGTTGTTAAGGCATTATACAGTTTTTAAAAATGTTGTCAAGTCTTTTATTTTTGTCTCTAACTATTGACTTTTAGATTGTCAATGATTACTGTAAGTTGTCTTTTATTGAAAGGGGTTTTTTATGAACAAACACGATGAAGCGCACTACCATTTTGTCTTATCAGATATGGTGGATTTGGTCGATGAATACGGTTATGCCAATGTAATCAACGACCTTGAAGAAATGATTGCCGCCAAAGCCAATGCAATGATATATGAGGTGACTGATGTCTAATCTACGGTACGAAGTACGAGATGAATGGGGCGGGTTAGTACGAAGGTTTTACACCCGTGAAGAAGCACAATCGTATATTGAACTGGATAAATCGTTATGGATAAAGACACTACCGAAGCCAACAAAGCTGGATGGCTTTACAGAGGCTTTAAAACGCCTTGGGAGCTGTTTGTTTTAGGGTTAGTAGGGGTAGCCCTTATCTCGGCTTACGGTGGCTATAAAGCCGCTAAATGGGAATTAGAGCATACCGTATGTGGCAGTTACCAAAAGGGTCATTCTTACTGGCATGGATGGTTAAGTGTAAAAGATGGTATTTCGAGATGTTTTTATGTAGAATCAGCATACCCTTGGCGGGTTCGTCATGGGGTTATTTTAGTGAATGGAGAATGATATGAGAACAGCACCAAAAGAAGTGGATATGACATTTACAGTCACGGTGACATACAAAGTCACTACTTATGGCAATAGTCGCTTTGACTGCTATGTGATGGCTGAGAACATGAGCATTGAAGATATACACAAAGAAGGTGAAGTGCAAGATATTGAAGTAGGTGATGGGGAAGAGTTTTAATGACTCAATCTAAATTCGTTAAGCACTTACCCTGTGAGCATTGCGGCAGTTCAAATGCCAATGCGCTCTATGAGGATTCGCATACTTATTGCTTTAAATGTGAAACCTACACAGCAAGCAATGGGGAAACAACAACAATGAAGGCAGTTAAACCAATGAACAAGGACATACAATTTTATGACTCTGCTACTAATTCTAGTATCTCTGACCGTGGTATTACTTCGGCTACTTGCCTAACCTACGGTGTAAAACAATCCACCGGTAAGCACTATTACCCATTCTATGATGCTGATGGCACACTAGCGGCAGTTAAAACCCGTGATGTGGCTAACAAGCAATTCAGCATTGCCGGGGACTTTAATAGTGCTACGCTGTTCGGACAGCAGTTATTCGCTAAAGCAGGTCGCTACCTGACTATCTGCGAGGGCGAATTAGACGCTATGGCGGCTTATCAGATGCAAGGTAGTAAGTATCCTTGCGTTAGCGTTAGAAACGGCGCTAGTGCCGCTTTAAAGGACTGCAAAGCGCAGTATGAATGGATTGATTCATTTGAGAATATCGTCATAGCGTTTGATGCTGACGAAGCAGGTCAAAAAGCATCACAGGCTGTCGCTGAACTCTTTGGCGGCAAAGTCAAGGTAATGAAACATAGGAAAGGATATAAGGATGCGTGCGACTATCTTAAAGATAATTCAGGCAAAGAATTTATTGATGCTTGGTGGGGTGCTGAGTCTTATATACCTGATGGAATTGTGCAGGGTAACACCCTCTGGGACATGGTATCTGCGCCTATTGAAAAGGCTGATTGCGACTATCCGTATGAGCAGCTTAATAAACTCACATACGGAATACGGAAGGGCGAGTTGGTCATGGTTACTGCGGGAAGCGGACTGGGTAAGTCTCAATTTCTACGGGAGATTGTATGGCATATCCTTAACAAAACATCCGACAACATCGGACTTATGTTTCTTGAAGAAGGTGTGCGTAAAACAGCTCGTTCACTTATGTCGCTGGCAGTAAACAAACCAATCCATTTACCTGATGTAGAAGTAACACCGGAGGAACTGAAAGATGCTTTTGATAGAACTTTGGGAAGTGACCGTATTTACCTGTTTGACCATTTTGGTAGTACTTCTTTGGAAAATATTATCAACAGAGTACGCTACATGGCTAAAGGGCTTAATTGTGGTTATATCATGCTCGACCATATTTCTATTATCGTCTCTGGTGGCGATGTGGGCGATGAGCGTAAAGCCATAGATGCAATTATGACTAAGTTACGAATGATTGTGCAAGAGACAGGCATTAGTTTGATTTGCGTCAGTCACTTAAAACGCAACGAGGGTCGTGGACACGAAGAAGGCGCTGCAACCTCGCTGGCGCAACTGCGTGGCTCAGGCGCTATTGCACAACTATCTGACATTGTGATAGGCTTAGAACGAAACGGACAAGCTATGGATATGATTGAGCGTAATACCACATCTGTGCGGGTTCTCAAGAACCGTTTTAGCGGTTACACTGGCAACTGCGGTGCATTGCTGTATAATGGGCAAACTGGACGAATGTTAGAAATTAAGGACACACTATGAACAACGACTTAGTAGAAAAAGCAAGACAGTATGCCAAGACAGACGAATACTCTGTCACCCGCAACTACATCAACGCATTGTGCCTTGAGATAGACAGGCTACGCACACTGAACAAGGATGTCTTTGGTCGTATTCAAGATAACCGGGATGTCTATGCTGATGCAGAACGCTACAGATGGCTCAAGAGTGCATCATGGGATGTTGACCCTAAGATTGTTGCACCAGCGGTGATAGCCTGTAATGGTGATATGTCGGAATGGCGCTGGATGACTGGCGATGAGATTGATGTCGCTGTGGACAAATTTATTGCGGAGGGTAAATGAGTTTCACTATCTATGAACCTAGCGGGCAAATGTTTATTCAATGGTTCTTTACTATAGATGAACTAATTAAATCAATGTTGAAGTACTCTAACAATGCTTATCATAGGAATGAATCATGACTAAACCTCTTGTACGAATTGGTAATCGAGTAATTAACCTAAGCAATGTCACTTACATTATTGACCGTACTGTTCACTTCAATGACGGTACAACATGGACTACGCTAGAGCCTGAGATACAAGAATTGCTTGCGGCAATGTTTGAAACACCACGCCCTATGCCAGTCGAGTTAGAAGAAGAACCGTTAGTAATTAAAAAACCCACTTTAAGGAAGAAAAAATGAAAAAGTTATTATTAAGTTTAGTGGTATTGTTTACAGTTGGTTTTGCCAATGCGTATAACATTGGCGGTGCGTTTGCTCAATTACAAAAATGTAGCTGGGGACAGTTCGGATACCAGTACGGCTATATTGGAACGTACCTAGCTAATGGACAAGTGTACCAAGTTTTTTTTGGTAATCAGTTCTGTAAACAATAAGAAAACAAACATAAATGACCAAATGGACAGGAACGATATTATGTCTAATCGGCATTGCCTTGACCAGCCTGAACATCTTTCCATTAAACTTGTGGTTTGGTTTGATTGGTAGCGGATTGTGGGCTTGGTCAGGCGTGCAGCAGAAGGACTTTGCCCTTTTCACCGTTGAGTTTGTGGCAGTAGCAATGTACTTAGGAGGCTTGATAAAATTATGCTTATGAACAACGACAAACGATTCGACCTTGACTTACAGTACGGACAAGTGTTTGAGCAGAAGGTTGCTGATATGCTGCAGCACAGCAAGATAGAAGTAAAGACTGAGCGAGAGAAGTGGAAGTCCACCGGCAACATCGTAATCGAGTTTGAAAGCCGTGGTAAACCTAGCGGCATCGCAACTACCGAGGCAGAGTACTGGTTTCATAACCTTGCACTTGGTGATGACATTGTGATGACTTTGGTAATCCCGACTAAAATACTCAGGAATTATATTACACAGACCATGCCACGCATTGTGAGTGGCGGTGATAACAACACTTCACGATTGTATTTGCTTAATCTGCAAAGTTTGGTTAAAATGATTAACGTATGCGCATAGTCCTTGACATCGAGACCAACACCACCCACGATAAAATCTGGTGTGTTGTGTGTCGTGATATTGATAAGGATGTTGTCTCTACGTTTGTACAACCAGCATCGCTGCAAGACTTTATTAACGGGTGTGACAGCATTGTCACTCACAACGGCATCTTTTTTGACTTCCCAGTACTTAAGAAAGTTTGGGGAATCACTGTTAAGAAGTCACAAGTAGTGGATACGCTAGTGTTGTCAAGGCTTTACAATCCTAGCCTAGAAGACGGACACAGCCTTGCTGCTTGGGGTAATCGTTTAGGATTTCCAAAGGGAGACTTCAAAGACTTTGATGGCGGTCTTACCGATGAGATGTTGCAATACTGTAAAATAGACACAAAAGTAACAGCAGAACTTTACAAACACTTAACTAAGGAAATGGAAAATGGCTACTCAAAAGAAAGTATCAACCTCGAACACGAAGTCGCAATCATCATCGCCGAGCAAGAGCGCAACGGCTTTAAACTCAACGAAGCATCAGCTTTATCTCTCTTGGCTGAACTTAAGACTAAGCTGGATATTATTCAAGTTGAGATGCAGGAGCTTTTTCCGCCCAGAGTCGAGAGTGGACGCACACATAAAACAAGTGGTAAACCTCTCAAAGACATCGTTGAACCGTTCAACCCGGGTAGCCGCCAGCAAATCGCAGAGCGCCTCATCGAAAAAGGTTGGAAGCCCAAAAAGCGTACCGAAAAAGGCAGCGTCATCGTCGACGAGGAAGTCCTTGCCAGTCTTGACTACCCGGAAGCCAAAGCCCTCGCAGAGTACATGATGCTACAGAAGCGGATAGCACAGATTACATCGTGGCTAGAAGCAGTTGGCACAGACGGCAGGGTTCATGGTCGTGTCATTACTAACGGCGCTGTCACAGGTCGCATGACACACATGAATCCAAACATGGCGCAAGTACCCAACAGCGGTAGTCCTTACGGACACGAATGTAGGGATTTATGGACAGTAGAAAAAGGGTATAAGTTAGTTGGCATTGATGCTTCAGGCTTGGAGCTTCGGATGCTGGCTCACTATATGAATGACAATGAATATACAAATGAAGTTGTATCAGGCGATATACACACAGCGAACCAAACCGCTGCTGGGTTGCAAACGAGGAATCAAGCTAAAACATTTATTTATGCATTTCTCTATGGCGCAGGAAGTGCCAAAATCGGGTCGATTGTTGGAGGTAGTGCGAAAGAGGGACAAAAACTCATTGATAGTTTTCTACAAAACACGCCGAAACTTAAAAGGCTCAGAGAGAAAGTGGCTCGTCTCTATGCTAAAGAAGGATGGCTACAAGGTCTTGACGGACGCAAGCTACTGGTTCGTGCAGAACACTCAGCGCTCAACACCTTACTGCAAGGCGCTGGTGCGATAGTAATGAAACAGGCTGTAGTTATTTTTCACAAGAAGCTGCGTAAGGCAAAGATAGACTTTAAGTTCGTAGTAAACTGCCATGACGAGTGGCAGATAGAAACAACTCCTGAATCTGCAGAACTTGTTGGTAAGTTAGGCGTTGATTCAATCAAAGAAGCTGGTATAATGTTGAATATGCGCTGTCCTCTGGACGGTGAATACAAGGTAGGTAACTCATGGAAAGAGACACACTAATGATTCCACATATCATTGCATTTGGCGGCGGTGTTGACTCAACCGCTATGATTATCGGCATGATTGAACGACAAATGCCTATTGATTTAATCTTGTTCGCTGATACTGGCGGTGAGCGACCTAATACTTATGAACACATTAAACAGTTTAGTGCTTGGTTAGTGGAACAAGGCTATCCTAGCATCACCATTGTTGAGAGAGTAAGGCGTGATGGTTCAAGAGAAACATTAGAACAAGAATGTCATCGCAGAAATAATTTACCTTCTATTGCTTATGGTTTTAAAAGTTGTTCCCAAAAGCATAAGATAGCACCACAAGATAAGTTTTTAAACCACTGGCAACCTGCACAACTTTGTTGGAAAGCCGGACACAAAGCAATTAAGTATATTGGCTACGATGCTGGTGAATCTCGCCGAGCAGATAATGCTGCTAAACGAGACGACCCTAAGTATGAATATAGGTATCCTTTGATTGATTGGGGTTGGGAACGAGAGGATTGTTTGGAAGCGATTGATAAAGCAGGACTTCCTAATCCGGGTAAATCTGCTTGTTTTTTCTGTCCTTCATCTAAAAAAAATGAGATAATAGACCTGTATAAAACATATCCTGATTTATTACAAAGGGCTATTGCAATAGAAGACCAAGCAGAATAAACAAGTATTAAAGGATTAGGTCGTAAATATGCTTGGAAAACGATTATTGAATTACATGAAGCCCAACTACCGCTGCCTTTTACAGGTTTTGAACTACCTTGTGACTGTACTGAATAGGAAAAGAAATGATAGAAGAAAAAGACGAGAATTTGCTCGGAATGGTGGCTGTCTCTGCCTTTAAAGATGGGACTTATTCGTTAAGTTCGTCCTTTGATTTAAAGGAAACATACGACCTTTTGAAAGATGCCGTGTTGGATATAGAAGATGGGACATTAGAAGAAAGTCTTAATCCTTATACCCAAACCCTGCAGTAATTGTGGTACAATGTTGTTTGCAGTATTCATAAACCGTAGTAGATAAGGAGTTTTAAAATGGAAATTAAACCAGTAAAAATCGAAGCAGAAATTCAGTGGGCTTTCTTTGACCGTGTAAACGACATGAGTGGCAAGTTCCAATGTGACTTGGCTAACCTGTCTGATAATGCTGTGAAAGCATTGGAGTCGATTGGTCTTGAGCCACGCAAACGTGAAGACAAACCTGAGAAGGGTTGGTTCTTGACAGTCAAATCAAACTACGCTATCCAGCCTTACGACAAAGATGGTAACGAGGTTAAGGACACCGTAGGTAACGGCTCTAAAGCTGTTGCACTGATTAAGCCTTATAGCTGGACTTGGAAGAACAAGAAAGGTGTTAGCGCATCACTGGCAAAGATTGTCATTACCGACTTAGTCAAGTACAGTGCCGAAGGTGCTGATGCTGACATGGATGACGACATCCTGTGATAACAGCGTTCATTGATGCTGATAGCCTTTGCTACGCAGTGGGTTTCTCTAGCAACGACGCTGAGGAATACATTGCGATAGCAAGGCTTGAGGAAACAATGACTGAACTTTGTATGGACTTGGACTGTGAAGATTACAAGGGCTTCCTAACGGGTAAAGGCAACTTCCGTGATTCGATAGCAGTTACAGCTCCATACAAGGGTCAGAGAATATCTGACAAGCCAGTACATTTACAGGCTCTTAGAGACCACCTAGTGAACTCTTGGGGCTTTGAAGTAGTCAACGGTATTGAAGCAGACGATGCAGTTGGTATCGCTGCGTATGCGGTCTCTGAAGATGAATCTATCATGGTTCACATTGATAAGGATTTAAACCAGTTCAGAGGTTGGCACTACAACTACCGTAAGAAAGAAAAGTATTATGTCTCTGAGTTTGAAGGCTTGACTGCTTTCTATACTCAGATATTAACCGGCGATAGGATTGATAACATCATTGGACTGAAGGGTATCGGTCCTGTTAAAGCTAAAAGGATACTAGCAGAATGTACAAACGAAAACGAACTATACCAAGCAGTCCTCAAAGCCTACGAGGGCGACCAGCAGCGAGTGTTGGAGAACGGACGGCTACTCTGGTTACAAAGAGAAGCCAACCAAGTCTGGCAACTTCCAAACTTGTCTTCATCGAATGGCTAGATGCGTTAGCACAAGGTGAGTGGCACGAAGCTAAACGGGAAGATTTACAGTGTAAAACAGTAGGGTTTGTT